GAATCTCAGTCAGATCAGCCTCGCTTTTCTCAGCGATCGCCATCAGCTTTTGCAGCGCCATCTGGCCAGCGTAGCCATCGTTTAGCACAGGGAAATACTCCGTGATTGGCTTGTCGGACAGGCTCCCGTAGTAGGTGCAAGCAAGCATCAGATTGCCGCTGGCCTTGCTGATGTGCCTGCGCCAGCTCCAGCCCGTCACCTCAAAGTCTTTGCCCTCCATCCCCATGATGTCGTCGTTGCGGAGCTTGAGCTTCTTCTCCTCTGGCTCGGGGAAGGGATGGCCGCAGGCTGGGCACTCCTTGGCCGATATATGTACCAGCTCGTCGCAGTTGTCGCAGACCTTGACAGGGGCTTCACCATCTCCGTCACCTCCCTTCTTCGGGGGCTGTACAGCGACAATAGGCCCGTGCATCTCCACCACGCCAGCGAAGTCAAGCACCAGGCAGTGATCGGTGTGGCTCTTGACGCGCATCCCCCGGCCTGCCATCTGAACGTATAGGCTCGCGCTCATGGTCGGGCGCAACATGGCGATCAGGTCAATATCGGGGTAATCGAACCCCGTTGTCAGCACGTTAGCGTTCGTTAGCGCACGCAGCTTGCCAGCCTTGAAGTCATCAAGCATGCGCTTGCGCTCGGCCTTTGGCGTCTCTCCGGTGACGCACTGAGCGGCTACCCCATGCTGGCGCAGGACTTCGGCAACGTGCTCGGCGTGTTGCACACCAGTACAGAATACCAGCCAAGCCTTGCGATCGCCAGCTAACGCAATCACCTCCTGCACCACGCGCTGGTTGTTGTCATCCGTATCCACGGCGGCTTGCAGTTCGCTCTCAATGAACTCGCCACCGCGCTTCTTGACGCCGGACGTATCAAGTTTGGCACTGGTGACCTTCGATCGCAGCGTAGACAGGTAGCCCTTGAACACCAGTTCTTCGATACTCACCGGCTCCAGCAGCGCATCAAAGAGCGCGGGCTTGTCGGTGATCAAGCCATGTCCCAGGCGATATGGTGTGGCGGTAAGCCCCACAACACGCAGCGCCGGGTTGATTGCCTTGAGGTCGGCCAAGAGCTTGCGATAGCCTCCCGCCTCCTTGTGATTGACAAGGTGGCACTCATCAATGATCACCAAGTCAAGGTGTCCCAGCAACTCGGCCTTGGTTCGCACGGACTGGATGCCAGCAAACGTGATCGGTTCACCAATGTCTCGCTTGCCGATGCCAGCGCTGTATATGCCCATCGGTGCAGCAGGCCAGTGAAGGCGCATCTTCTCGGCGTTCTGCTCGATCAGTTCCTTGACATGCGTGAGCATCAGCACCCGAGTCTCTGGCCAGTTTTGTAAGGCATCCTTACATAGCGCTGCCACGATGTGGCTCTTGCCTGACCCGGTGGGCAGCACGAGGCACGGGTTGCCAGCATTGCCCGCAGAGAACCAAGCATAGAGCTGGTCTATGGTGCGCTGTTGGTAGTCACGGAGCATTCAGGACTCTCCAGGCAGTGGCTGCACACAATGGGACTTGTCCGTTGCCAATGGCTTTAAGTCTGTCCATCCGAGCGGCCACCCCATCATGTATTCTGTTACGTTTACCGGCGGGTATGCCATTTTGTAATGCTTGCTTAAGTAATCCTTCAAGTTGCTGATACTGTGATTCCCTTTTCTCGGGCCATCCCTTCCTGCTCCCGATGAATCCGAAACCGTTGGCGTTGGCAACCACCCAAATTCTGGCTCTGTGATGAGCAAATCCAACGGCATCTGCTCCCAGCACTCCCCATCTCGCATCAAACCCCCAAATCGGGAAAGGCGGGAGAAGCCCGTCATTTTGTCGGGCGCACAGTACGCTTGCTGGGTAGGGTTCCCATTCGACGGCGCAGACGGTTCGCCATCCGAGAAGTTTCCCCCCAAGTATTCCGCCACCAGCGCCTGCGAAAAGAGCCAGCTCATTCATTACCCCACAATCCTTCCATTGAACTCTTCCCGCAACTGCGCCACCAGCTCGCCAGGGCTAGCACACTCGCTCGGATTAGCCAGGATCTCGCGGCTGCTGAACACGCCGCCGCCGGGCATGCCATTGGCTACGTCCTTGCCGTTGATCACATAGATGGCCTTCCACTCATTAGGCCCAGGCTTGCGCTGCCACGGCACCAGATCAGGATGCAGAACATGGCTCTCGCAGCCCGTGCGCTGGGCGTCTAGCGGGATCGAATCATCCCAGCGGGCACAGTGCCAAGTGCTGTCAGATTTTGGCGTAGCGTGAGCGCAGGTGCGGCAGTTGGCGTGCTCGGTGGTCTTGCTCTCGTGGCAGAACTTGTGCGCGTCGCAGAACTTGCACTGATACCAGCTCGGGTCATCGCTGATCGGCGGTGGCATGCGCTCTGACAATGCAAGGTAATGCCCACGGCGCACGGCCTTCTCGGCGATCTCTTTGTCGTAGTGAATGCGCTCCGTGTGCATCCGATCGTCATCCTTGCAGACGGCGACGTATAGCGCCCGCTCGATGCCCGTGCCGTGCATGTAGACCTGCATCTGCACGAAGTGCTCGGGCTTGGATTTCTCCACGCCGTTCTTGACCATGTCGTCGAATGACTTCTTGCTGTGGGTCTTGAACTCGGCAACGTGCTGGGCCTTGGGGGCTTCGGGCACGCCCTTCTCAATGATCCCGTCCAGTGAGCCAGAGACATGACTGCCGAAATCCACCCGGTGCTGGGTTGACACCTTGCGAACGTCTACGCCAACGGCCCGCAGGTCGGCAATGATGTTCGTCTCCTCCTGGTGGCCACGGCGAAACAGGCGCAGGATTCGGCCCGGAAACTTGGGCTGTACAGCCCACCGAAATGACAGCCAAAGCCAGCGGTCACACACATGGCCCAGCGTGCTGACGCCAAGGTGCGGTCTGGGGGCTTCAGCTTTTTGCTCGTGGTGCTTGTCAATCAGCGCCTGGATGCTATGATCCGACTCGGGTATTTGCATTGCCCACTCCTTGTTTAGTTGTTTGATTGCCCCCGGCGTAAAAACCGGGGGCTATTTTTTTTACTTCTTAGCCCAAGGCGGCGCAGCGCTCTTTGCTGCGGCAGTGGCAGGCGCAGCGGCCACCGTTGCCACCGGTGCGGGGCTACCGGACATGGACTTGTAGCCCTTGACCTCGTTTCCAGCGCCGTACTGGGCATCTTCCTTGATGGAGAGTTTGATACCCAGCTGGCCACCGATGAGCTGGTCGGTGTCGGTCACCTTGCCCAGACCAATCGCCCGCATGATCTCACCCAGGTCAGCGCGGCCAATCTCCTCGGCCTTGGGATTCGGGTTCTTAATGTTCAGGTTACCGAACACTACGCGCCCTTGGTGCGACGGGCCGGTGATGTCGTAGCGCAGTTTGATGTACTGGCCGGTGCCAGCCTTCGTGTCCTTCAGCTCGGCTTGGCTGATGGTGGCGGTGTACCAGCCAGCGGGCAGGGGCTCGAAAGCACCGGTGTTGCCCTTGGGCAGTTCGTTAGCGTCAAAAGATTCGGGAAGGAAAGCCATGATTACTCCTTAACAGTGATTTTGAAAGACGGACGGCCCGGTTTGACCGTGATTGCACCAGCCAGAGGGCGAGTGATTGCTTCGTCTGCCTGCTTCCAGGCTGACATGTTGATTTCAGGCTTCCACCTGAACAGATTGGGCAGGTGATCCGACAGACCCATCTCAGCGGCCAGCTCTTGCAGCTTGGCGGAGTCCACCTTGCGGTCAATGCGGCCTTGGATCTTGACCACGAAGCCCGTAGGCTCGGCGGTCTCGGTGGACTCAAACGCCTCGGGCAAGCCCAGCATCTTGACGATCTGGTCTTCGATCTTGCGGCGCTCAATGACAGCCTCCTCCTCGGAGGTCTTCCAGCGTAGCCAGTCGTTACTTAGTTCTTTGAGGTCGGTCATGCTCTGTCCCCAATTTTCTGAATGATCGCACCCAGATCCGGTGCTTCCCAGGCGGAGAGCTTGCCCGAGCGATCCTTGGCCAGCCACAGCCCGTCGCTGTCGCACATGATGGCCCGTTGAGTCACGCCCTCGGCATCACGCTCTACGCGCAGGGCCAGCACCTCATCGAAGAAGTAGGGCAGGCCTTGGGTCAGGCTCTTGCCCGGCATTCCGGGGTTGTAGAGCATCTTGCCCATCTCGTCTTGCGACTTCTCCAACTTGGCGCTCATGTAAACGTGCTTGCCGGGAAGGTCGCGGAAGGCGCGGATCAGCTCTTGCATCGTGGTGTTCATCTCACCGTACGCTGCGCGGCCGTCCTTGTTCTTCTTCATCTCGTGGTTGAGGACGACCTCGGCCACCTCAGAGATGCTGTCCAGCGCCACGGACTTGAACTGTCCAGCCTCGGCGCTGTCTTTACACCATGAAAATGCCTCACGCAGATCGTCCATCGAAGCGATCTCGATGTAGGGAATGTCTGCGTCCTGAATGGACAGCAGGCCACCCTCGGCCGAGAGCACGATGGGGTTGGGCAGCGTCTTGATGAGGCTGGTCTTACCGGCACCGGCTTGCCCGTAAACGAGCAGCTTGACGCCGTTGGCAGATAGACTGCCAGTGGTCTTCAGATTGATTGCCATGCGGCACTCCTGTTTTTGCACCTCCTTCTGGAAATCAGTTCGAGGTGTGTTGCAACTCTAGTCGATTTCGCGGTACGATGTCAACACCGCATGAAAAAAAATCCAGAAGGACAAAAATGAAGACCCAAGAGGCGGTCGCCTACTACGGCGGCACGAAGAAATTAGCGGATGCACTAGGAGTGTGGCCCCAGGTGATCTACGCTTGGGGAGAGCGGCCCCCGATGTCTCGCCAGTATGAGCTGGAGGTCAAGACTGAGGGCGAACTCAAGGCAGATCGGGAGTCGGTCAATGGCTGACATCTCCAACATCCTAGGTGGCCCGTGGTCACCCTCGCCACAGCGACAGATCGCTCCCCCTGACGTTCAGCTCATCGATGCCATTCGCGCAGCCGGTCTTGAGCCGCCCGATGAGGTGCATCTGGACGGCAAGATTCACCGTTTCAAATCCGGCACCAAAGGCTCGCCAGGACATGGCGATAAACCGGGCTGGTATCTGGTCTTTGGCGATGGCATACCCGCTGGACGATTTGGCTGCTGGCGCTCAGGCATTGAGGTGACTTGGCGTGCAGAGGTGGGGCGCAAGCTCACGCACACCGAGGAGATGGCCAACGCCAAGCGTCTTGCAGAGGCCAAAGCCCTGCGTGATGCAGCCCTTGAGCGCCAGCACCAAGTGGCAAGCGAGACAGTCGAGCAGATCTGGGCCAACGCAAACCCCGCAAGCCCCGAGCACCCGTACCTTGTGGCCAAGGGCATCGGCGTGCATGGCGCACGCATTACCGGCGACGGACGCCTTGTCGTGCCGCTCTATGACGCCGATGGGACGCTCTCGAGCCTTCAGTACATCGACCATCAAGGCGGCAAGCTCTATCACCCTGGTGGTCAGACGGGCGGCAAGTTCTGGCAGCTCGGTAGCTCGGACGAACCGGGCACGATCTACGTCGCAGAAGGCTTTGCCACCGCTGCAACGATTCATGAAACGATTGATCGGCCCGTGATCATTGCCTACAGCGCGTCCAACCTCGTGACGGTGACTGGCAAGCTGCGGGAGATTTATGGTGCAGCGCAGGATCTAGTGATCGTGGCTGACAATGACAAGTCTGGGGTCGGCCAGCGCTACGCCGAGCAGGCCTGCGCCAAGTTTGGCGCGCGCATGGTTATGCCTCCAGAACTTGGCGATGCTAATGATTATGCCCAAGCCGGAAACGATTTGGCGAGCCTTCTCGCACCCGCTGCCGATGATTGGCTAGTTGCCGCAGATGACTTCTCCGCCCAGCCCAGCCCCATCTCGTGGCTCGTCAAGCGCTGGATCCAAGACCACGCTCTCGTCATGGTTCATGGCCCCTCGGGCGGTGGCAAGACGTTCGTCGTGCTCGATTGGTGTCTGCGTATTGCCAGCTCTAGCGCCGACTGGTGCGGCAACAAAGTACGCCACGGCAACGTGGTCTATTTGGCCGGTGAAGGTCACCACGGACTTCGTGGTCGCATTGCCGCCTGGAAGCACCAGCACAAGCCCGGCCCGATCAACATGTGGCTGTCCAAGCATGGCTGCGATCTGAACACGCCCGCTGGATACCTCAAAGTGGTCGAGCACATCCGCATGCTGCCCAGCCCCCCAAAGGTGATCGTGGTTGATACCCTGCACCGGTTCCTAGCGGGCGACGAGAACAGCGCACAAGACGCCAAGACCATGCTGGACGCTTGCGGAAATCTCATGCAGGAGTTTGGCTGCTCGGTGATCTTGGTGCATCACACCGGCGTATCCGAGGAGGCCCAGCACCGTGCTCGAGGATCATCAGCTTGGCGCGGTGCATTAGATATTGAGATAAGTGTGATCCCCGCTGGGCCAAATAGCCCCATGCAATTGGTGCAGAGAAAGTCCAAGGATGCGGAGCTTGCAAAGCCGGTATTTTTGGATTTGCAGCAGGTAACTATTCCGGGCTGGTATGACGAAGATAATCAGGCGGTAACTAGCGCCGTAGTTATTGAGTCGCAAGCCCCGGCAGCACCGACTAAGAAGGACTCCAAGATAGACGGGTTTAGGAAGGTGTGGGAGAACGCCTGGTGGGCCAGCGGTGCGGAGGATCTGGGCGGTGCGCCGTACCTCACCAGGTCAGCGCTCAAGGACAAACTGGCGGCTGACGGCAACGCCGAGCGCACCATCAGGAACATGGTCAACCCGTCGTACAACGACAAAATGATCGGTGCGATGCTCCAGGCTGGAATGATTGAGGCCACCGAACATGGGTGGATCATGGTGGATGAGGCGAACGCCAATGCGTTGATGTTACGCAAAAATGTTTAATGTGTGGTTTGTGAGAATGTGGGAAAAGTTGACCCTGGATGACCCTAGGGTCATGACCCTGACCAGGGTCAAAGTTGCTCAAAAAAGCAGCAAAGTTGACCCTCCCTGACCCCCAACCCTTAGGGTTGGGGTCATAGGGTCATGCTGCGTCTGGGGTCTTTGGGGTTTGTTAGTGGATGCTAACAGGTGATTTTGGGTGGTGATACGAATTTATTAATTTTAGGCAGAGGTAAATTTTGGGTGTTTATGGGATTGGTCGGCCAGCGAATCCGAACGTCAGGGTGTTCCAGCGGAACATCGATGACGGGCAGCGTGCGATCCTGCTGGCGGCAGGCAATGGCGACATGTCCGCCGGATGGCTTGAGGTGCTCGATACCTACCAACATCTCTACAGCCTTGGCTTTAGGCCCGGTATGGCGTTCGATCACCTGGTGGTGCTGCTACCTACTGGCGATCAGAAAAACGCCCCAAACGCCCGTTAAACGCGTTTTAGAGGCATTGGCGTCTTGGAGGGACGTTTACTGGGAAGTCTCTGGGGTGCTGGTGGGCCTGGAAGGCACCATCCGACCCTCTTTTTTTCTTTTTTTCTCCCCCGTTTTTGCCCCTCCCCCAAACTATCCACAGCTTATCCACAGATCCAGGACCGAGTTGTCCACAATTGCCCTGTGGACAGCCCTGTTTGTAATACTTTTCAGCCCCAAAACTTAAATTTAATTTGACATAATGGCTGTTGTATTTCTTTCATTTTGTCAGCTTTGTGTAAGTGTCTAATGAAATCAATAACTTACGAACCTTGTGCACAAGTTATCCACAGTAACGCTTTATGCTGTGGACAACCTGTGGATATCCTGTGGATAACTCGATAGGGGGGGGAGGGGTCGCCTCGGCCGCGAGTAATTGTGGGTGCCTCCCCCTCACCGAAAAAGCGAAATTCGACTTTTTCGCCCCCCCTCTAGTGCAAATTTGAAAAAAATCGTATAGTGCCGCCCATGAGCATCACAATCACCCAACGCAAGGTTGACGAGCTTATCCCCTACGTCCGCAACAGCCGGACGCACTCGGATGAGCAGGTCGCGCAAATAGCTGCCAGCATCAAAGAGTTCGGATGGACTAATCCGATATTGGTGGACGGCGAGGGCGTAATCATTGCCGGCCACGGCAGGTTACTGGCGGCAAGAAAACTCGGTTTCGATGAAGTACCGACTATTGAGCTGCGGGACTTAACCGAGGCGCAAAAGAAGGCGTATGTAATTGCCGATAACCGCCTGGCGCTAAATGCCGGGTGGGATAATGAAATGCTAACCCTAGAGCTTGGCGAGTTAGCCGCCGAGGGTTATAACCTGGATCTGCTGGGCTTTGATACTAAAGAGTTAGATGCCTTGCTAAACCCGGAAGTGGTCGATGGCCTGGTGGATGAGGACGAAGTCCCCGAGGCCGGGCCCGAGCCAATTACCAAGCCTGGTGATGTGTGGGTGCTGGGACGGCATCGGTTGATGTGTGGGGACTCGACTAGTGTGGATGCGATAGACACACTTCTCGCCGGAGAAAAAATCGAGATGGTCTTTACCGATCCGCCGTACAACATCGGCTATCAGGATATGACCGGAACCCACGACAAAATTAAAAACGACAAGATGGACGACCAGTCCTTCTTAGACTTTTTGCGGAACACAATTTATCCGTGCGATGTGATGTACGTCTGCTGCTCTTGGCAGTATGCCCATCTATTCAAACAGGCGATGGCTGAACTTGATCGTCCGGCTAAAGCGATGATCGTATGGGACAAGGTTAATCCGGCGCAGAATCTTGACTTGTACTACAAGCAGCACGAGATCATTTTTTATCATGGGCCGTTTGGTGGACAGAAGACTCAGCGCGGAGATGTATGGCAAATCAAGCGTCAGCGAAACACCGTTCATCCAACAATGAAGCCGGTGGAATTGATTGAGCTGGCGCTAAACGATCACCCATCACTTAAAGTTGTCTATGACGCTTTTGGCGGAAGCGGAAGCACTCTCATAGCTTGCGAAAAAACTGGGAAGCGAGCTAGGCTTATGGAACTTGAGCCAAAGTATTGCGACGTCATCGTCAAGCGCTGGGAAGAGTTCACCGGCAAGAAGGCGACGCTGGAGGGCGCAGATGGAACTGCAAACGACTGAGCACGCCCCCACGCCGGAGCAAAGGCGGCTGGTGGAGTCCACCAGTGGGGTGGGCCTGCCGTATAACGAGATCGCGGCGCTCATTGGGGTAGATGAGGCGACGCTACTGGAGCACTACGGGCGCGAGATTGAGCTGGGCCAGGCGAAGGCTAGCGGCCAGATTGCCAAGGCGATATATAGCAAAGCGCTGGATGGGGATACAGCCTCGCTAAAGCTGTGGTCGCAAAACCAGGAGAAGGCTAAACGCTCAAGGGGGCGACCTCGGGGATCGGTCAAGACGCCGATTCACAGGCTGGCGGAGAACTCGGTTAGCCTCCCGCGCTCGGAGAGCTTGCAGATCAGGGAGCTGAAAAGGATGCTTCTTGAAAGCGCCGGTACAAACGTGGTGCAAAAGGCTATCGAGATTGCGCTAAACGATGACCATCCGGCGCAAGGGGCGATGCTCAAGCTGTGCATGGACAGGATGCTGCCGGTTAGCCTCTTTGAGAAAGAGAAAAACAACCGATCCGCCGTGACGATCAACATCACGGGCATAGGTGAGGCCCCGACTATTATTGAGGCAGCGCCTGGAGACGTAACTGATGTCTGACCTAAACTTTTCTCTGTTGCCTTGGCAACAGACTGTGTTCGCCGCGTCCACCCGGTTCAAGGTCATCGCCGCTGGCCGACGCTGCGGTAAGTCCCGCCTAGCGGCTACCGCCCTGATCATCGAGGCGCTCAAGTGCCCACCGGGGAGCGCGGTGCTCTACGTTAGTCCCACCATGGGACAGTCGCGCCAGATTATCTGGGACTTGCTGCTCGATCTGGGGCGCGAGGTCATTACGAGCAGCCATGTGAACAATCTGGACATCACGATGATCAACGGTGCCAGGATCTACGTCCGTGGTGCTGACCGGCCCGACACGCTGCGGGGCGTGAGTCTGACGTTCGCGGTGCTGGACGAGGTCGCCGACATCAAGCCCGAAGCCTGGGAGCAGGTGATCCGGGCGTCTTTGTCGGACAAGAAGGGTCGGGCGATGTTCATCGGAACGCCCAAGGGTAGAAATTGGTTCTATGACCTCTTTAAACTGGGGCAGTCCGAGGATGACGATGACTGGAAGAGCTGGCACTTCACGACCAAGGACAACCCGCTGATCGACCCCACGGAAATCGAGTCGGCCAAGAAGACGCTCTCCTCATTCGCGTTCAAACAGGAGTATCTGGCATCGTTTGACAACGCGGGATCAAACATCTTTCGGGAAGAATGGCTAAAGTACGGAGAAGAACCGAACACCGGCAGCTACTTCATCGCGGTGGACTTGGCGGGTTTTGAAGAAGTGGCCAAGCAAGCGGCCAACGCCAAGAAGAGATTGGACGAATCGGCCATTGCGATCGTCAAGGTGACGGAGGACGGCAAGTGGTTCGTCAAGGAAATCGAACATGGGCGCTGGGATGTGCGGGAGACGGCGTCAAAAATATTGATCAAAATCCGAGACTACCGGCCACTGTCCGTCGGGATCGAGCGCGGATCGCTAAAAAACGCGGTTTTGCCGTATTTGAGCGATCTGATGCGAAAAAATAACGTCTACGCGCATATCATTGACCTGACGCACGGCAACCGAAAGAAGGCGGATCGCATCATTTGGTCGTTGCAAGGACGCTTTGAGCATGGCAGAATCGTGCTAAATCAGGACGAAGACTGGGACTCCTTTACGGATCAGCTTCTAATGT